CTAAACTTTGCATGAATCGAGTTGGCGGGAGGGGGTATGAATAAAAAACCCACAGAGCTACACGCCATACAGGGAACTAAAGGCGTTAATCAAGGCATATCCCTTCCTGAAAAAGTTAAGATGCGTATTCCTGAATGTGAATGGATGCACAATCCTAACGCATGGAATCCTGAACAATTTTTTAAAGAAACTTCTGATTATTTATATGATGTTTATGGAATTGGCTCATCACAAGAAAGACACTTGCTTGCTTGGCTAACTAAAGAAATATCTAAATACATTGAATGTGAAAAGCATTTAACTAAAGGTCTTGTAGTTAATTTTAACAATGGTGCAACATGGGGCGCAAACCCATATCTTTCAATACAGGAAAGAGCTTTGTCTAAAGCACTGCAAATTATGAACGAATTAGGTTTAACTCCAAGAAGCCGCTTAAGCGGAACTAAAGCTCAATCACAAACCAATATTGGCAAATTAATGCTAGGTCCACAAATTAAAAGATGATAGATTGGCGCATAGGTGTTCAATATGCTGCGGATGTAACTAAAGGCAATATTGAAGTATGTAATGATGTTAAGCTTGCTTGCCAACGCTTTCTTGATTACCAAGAAAATAAACAATGGGAATGGGAATTTGTCCCTGAGTATGTAGAGCATGTATTAGAGTTTGTGGATATTCTTGTCCACACTAAAGGACCTGATGCTGGAACGCCTATTATTCTTCAACCATTTCAAGTATTGCTTCTTTGTGCAATTTATGGATTCCGCCATAAAAAAGATGACACCAAAAGAATGACCACAGATGTTATTGTTTTCATTCCTCGCAAAGCTGGAAAATCCACACTTACAGCAGTTATAGCTTTATATGAATTAATCTTTAACGAAGCTGGCGCTGAAGTATTTACATTAGCAACCAATGGCGAACAAGCATCTATTGTGTTTAATGCCGCCAAAGGCATGATTGAAAACATGCCACAAGAAGCTGCTGATATGTTCCGCGTAAGCAAGTATGAAATAGGTAAAGCAAATGATAGCCAAACTATTTTTAAAGCGTTATCACGCGATAACAAGAAAACTGGTGATGGTAAGAACGCATCTTGCGCAATCATTGATGAATCCGCTCAAATTGTGGATCGTAATTCAATTGAAGTTATCCATTCAGGTATGGTGGCTCGTAAAAACCCATTAAGAATTTACATTACTACAGCGTCATTTACAAAGGAAACAAAGTTTTATGAAGATATGCAAGCTTTTAGGTCAATGCTTCATGGTGAAGCTGCTGATAATCCGCGTTGGTTTGGTTTACTTTATGGGCTTGACCCTCAAGATGATTGGCATGATGAAAAAACTTGGGCAAAAGCAAACCCAATGCATGGCATATCAGTTTATCAAGAAGCCATTAAAGAAAGGTGTGAGCAAGCGAAGCTCAAACCTGCGGCGCTCAATGAATTCTTATGTAAAACATTAAATGTTTATGTGTCAGCAAATAGCGCTTGGATTGATCGTCAATATTGGGATGATTCCTCATTACCTGTAGAACCTGAACAACCACTAGAGCCTGAAGCTGTATTCATTGGATTTGACCTTGCGGCTACTCGCGATTTGAATGCAGTATGCACACTTAAACGATATGATGAAAATAATTATCACGCTGACTTTAAATTCTTTTTACCTGAAGCGGCGCTTGATTTAATACCTACGCATTACAAATCAATTTTTGACCAAGCTGTGCAAAGCAAATTACTTCATATTACTCAAGGCAATGTCATGGATGACAGAGAAATATCAGAATACATAAAAGATCAATGCTCACTATACAATGTTAAAGAAGTGGGGTATGATGCCTATAATGCTGCAAGTTTAATTGCAAGGCTTAATGACTATTCAATTCCAGTCAAAAAAGTAGGTCAAGGGATGGCTGTATTAAGTAATCCCTCAAAGCATACAGAAAAATTAATAATGTCCCATGCTATAACACATAATGGCAATCCATTTTTGGGCTGGCAGTTAGGAAACTGCGAAGTCTATGAAGATGTAAATGGAAATATCAAAATAAGAAAGAACGAAGCTGACAAAAGCGCAAAGGTTGATGGTATAATCGCACTGATTATTGCAATGCACTGCTCTCTTGACAACCCAGCATTATCAACTGCGTTTGGATTCAGGACTTTTTAGAGGAAAAACATGGCTATTTTAGATATTTTCAAAAGAAAAAAGAGCAATAACGCGCAAGAAAGCAATACTTTATTTGGTCAAACTGCCTTAGGAAACAACATTCTACGCAATGTTAAGGGTCAAGGCACACAATCAAATAATCAACTTTTATATGTAACAACTTCATCAGTCAATACCGCAGGTCGCGTTGTTGATATGTCTGTATTAAGTCGTAACTCTACAGTTATGGCTTGTGTAGGCGCAAAAGCAAGAGCTTTAGCTCAATTACCAATTAAAATTATGGCTTATGATGATAGTGGTAAGCTTGTAGATGCTATTTTAAGCGATAATGTATCGCCTAGAGATAAATCAAAAGCAAAAGCAGTTTTAAATTTATTAACAAGCCCAAATCATTACCAATCATGTTATGAATTTTGGTATCAATGGTCAATGTGGTATGATTTGTCAGGCGAAACATTTACAGCATTATGGCGTAAGGATCAACAAAATTCTACGCTAACCCCAATGGAAATGTATTTATTGGATTCAACTTTAATAACCGCACAAATCACGCCTACGCGATACCCTACATATAGGTTATCTACTAGCACATATGGTTTTAATAAAGATGAACCTTTGGATTATTTCCAAGTTATTCATGCTTCTGAAGCTGCGTGGCAAGGTTCAGCAGGCTTTAACAAAGGTATTTTAGCAACAGAGCTTGTATCTTTAGACCATGATATTGATTTGTATTCAAACTTCATTATGCTCAATGGAGCTAAACCTAGTGGAATGTTTGTAACAGACCAAGTTATTCCTGATGCAAAGTTTAAAGAAATTGCAGCAAGATTAAAAGAAGCTTGGACTTCTTTAACTGGTTCTCGCGCTACTGACTTGTCTAAACCAGGACAATCAATGCTTTTAGATAATGGCATGAAATATATGCCTTTAAATATGCTTACTTTGCAGGATGCGGATGCTAGAGCATTAAAAGATCAAACAATGAAGCGTATTTGTGGTTTATTTGGCGTTCCGCCAGCAATGATTGGCGTTGGCGAAGGTAAATACAATAATACACAAACTATGTTAGATGAATTTTACAAATCTACAATGTTGCCAATGATTATTAACATACAACAAAAATTTGGCGAAAATCTATTAGCAGGATACCCAAATCTTTGCATTGAATTTCAAACACAAGACTTTTTAAAAGGTGCACCATTAGATCAAATGAATTATGTAGTGGCTGGTGTTAATGCTGGCATACTAACTCCAAATGAAGCAAGAGAATATTTAGGTAAGCCTGATATTGCTGATGCTGATAAATTAAAAGATACAAATAAACCAGCGGGCGCAATTAGTGGCACTTCCCCACAAGATACAGGTGGCGGCGGAAATACTAACAGCGTTGGCAAAACTGGACAAGCAGGAAAAGCATGACACTAAAAGAGTTACTAGATAAATTAACCCAACAGGCTAAAAAGCGTAAACCGCAACCTGTTGAAACTAACGGAATGAAAAAAAAGGGAGTTCCAATTCATGACTAAAGATATTAAGTTTTTATTTGAATCAAAAGTAGCTTTAGGCGTTTCTGCCGATGAAGCTTCTGATGTTATGGGAGCTATTGAAGCTACTGTAACAACTTGGGGTGCTAGAGAAGGCGCTGATGGTCGTAAATTCAATTATATGCCTGAAGGCTTTGCTCAATGGGCAGATGAGTTTGCTAAATCAGGTAAACCACTTCCAATGTATTTTCAACACAATGATATGTCAATGCCTGTGGGTGAATGGCAAGAATTTACATTTACTGATGAAGGAATGGATGCTAAAGGCAGATTATTTACAAACACAAGCGCTGGCAAAGATTTATATACAATTATGAAAGAATCACCAGCTATGGTTGGCGGTGTTTCTGTTGGCGCTTATGCTGACGAATATTGTATGGTTGATGCTGAAGGCAATATGTTAGATGTTGGCAAAGACGCTGATGAAGATGGTTATTTTCAAATTACTAAAGGCGGTTTAAGGGAAGTATCAATTGTTATGAATCCTAACAACCTAGAATGCAATATCTCGAAATTAGAGTGCTTTAGAGCTGATGGTTCTTTAGACTTAAAACTAATCGAGAAAGCATTGCGTGATGCAAAACTTTCAA